TGAACAGCTCACAGAATTAGAAGGACTTGATACAACTATTGACTGGAAAAATACTGGTGATAACTCTTATGATGGTGAAAAGCTAAAACTATTAGCACACGACGAAAGTGGTAAGTGGGAAAGACCTGATAATATATTAAATAACTGGAGAGTTACAAAAACTACTTTACGTCTAGGATCTAGGATTGTAGGTAAATGTATGATGGGCTCAACATCAAATGCGTTAGATAAAGGTGGAGACAATTTTAAACACTTATACTACAATTCAGACGTTACAAAAAGAAATAAAAACGGACAGACAACTTCTGGACTCTATAGCTTGTTCATACCTATGGAGTGGAACTACGAGGGATTCATTGATACTTATGGATCACCTGTCTTTGTTACTAGGGAAGATAGAGTCAAAGGAGTTGACGGTTACGAAATTACAACAGGAGTTATTGAACATTGGAAAAACGAAGTCGAAGGATTAAAAAACGACCAAGATAGTTTAAATGAATATTATAGACAGTTTCCAAGAAATGAACAGCATGCTTTTAGAGATGAAAGTAAACAAGCTTTGTTTAATATAACAAAAATATACGAGCAAATAGATTATAATGAAGAGCTAAACAATTTAGCTAATATAACTAAAGGTAATTTTTCTTGGAATAATGGGATAAAAGATACTACAGTTAGTTTTATTCCTAATGATAATGGTAGATTTTTAGTTAGTTGGGTACCTCCAGGTCATTTACAAAATAAAATAATAATTAAAAATGGAGCTAAATATCCAGGTAACGAACATATTGGAGCTTTCGGCTGTGACTCTTACGATATTAGCGGTACTGTTGATGGTCGCGGCAGTAAAGGAGCATTACATGGATTAACTAAGTTTTCAATAGAAGATGCACCGTTTAATCAGTTTTTCTTAGAATATATAGCAAGACCTCAAACAGCTGAGATATTTTTTGAAGATGTACTTATGGCTTTAGTTTTTTATGGCATGCCAATATTAGCTGAAAATAATAAGCCAAGATTATTATACTATTTAAAGCGTAGAGGTTATAGAGGTTTTAGCATAAATCGTCCTGATAAATTAGCTAATAAATTATCTACTACAGAAAGAGAAATAGGTGGAATACCTAATTCAAGCGAAGACATTAAGCAAGCACATGCCGCTGCTATAGAAACTTACATTAATGAAAATGTAGGTAGAATAAAAGAAGGTTATGGTTCTATGTACTTTCAAAGAACATTAGAAGACTGGGCTAAATTTAATATAAATAATAGAACTAAACATGATGCTACTATTAGTTCTGGTTTAGCTATAATGGCCTGTAATAAAAATAAATATAGACCAGCACCAAAAAATATTATTAAATCTTTTAGTTTAGGTTTTAAAAGATATAACAATGATGGCAATATTTCTAAAATAATAAAATAAATAAATGCAAATTTCTTACACAAGTAACAGTTCTTTTCCAGATCAGGTTGTACCAGCTGCAGAAAAAGCTACTTTAGAGTATGGACTTGCCGTAGGTAGAGCTATAGAGAGTGAATGGTTTAAAAACTATAGAGGTGGAGTGAACGCACCTGGTTATGCTGTTAATTTTAATGAGTTTCACAATTTAAGACTATATGCTAGAGGTGAACAACCAGTACAAAAGTATAAAGATGAACTAGCTATAAATGGTGACTTAAGCTATTTAAATCTAGACTGGAAACCAGTACCTGTTATTGCTAAGTTTGTAGATATAGTTGTAAATGGAATATCTGGTAGAAGCTACGACATAAATGCTTTTGCTCAAGACCCTGTTTGTTCTAGACAAAGGACAGATTACGCTACAGGTTTAATGACTGACATTGTAGCTAAAGATTATTTAAATGAAGCTAAGAAAATATTAAATGTAAACGGATTTAATTCTGAAAATCCTGATGCTGCTCCACAAGATAAAGAAGAATTAGCTATACACTTACAAATGGATTTTAAACAATCTGTTGAAGTAGCAGAAGAAGAAGCTATTAGTTATATATTAGATAACAATAAATATGATTTAACTAGAAGAAGATTAGCTTATGATTTAACTGTTTTAGGTATTGCTGCTGTCAAAACTAGATTTAACGAAGCTGAAGGTGTTACTGTAGATTATGTAGACCCAGCGGCTATGGTTTATTCTTATACAGATGATCCTAATTTTGAAAACTTATATTATGTTGGAGAAGTTAAATCTGTATCTTTACCAGATATTAAGAAGCAGTTTCCATATTTAACAGATGAAGAGTTAGAAACAATACAAAAATATCCAGGTAATCCAGAGTATTTAAGAAACTGGAACGGTAGGTATGATGATTTAACTGTGCAAGTTATGTATTTTGAATACAAAACTTATCATGATCAAGTATTTAAAATAAAGAAAAATGCTTTTGGACTAGAAAAAGCACTAGAAAAACCTGATACTTTTAATCCTCCTGATACTGAAAACTTTGAAGTAATCACTAGATCTATAGAAGTATTATATAGTGGCGCTAAAATACTAGGACATCCTATGATGTTAGAGTGGAAGTTAGCTAAAAATATGACTAGACCTACTGGTGATACTGTTAAGGTTAATATGAATTATAACATATGTGCACCAAGATTATACAAAGGTAGAATTAACTCTTTAGTAAAAAGAATTACAGGGTTTGCAGATATGATTCAGCTTACACATCTTAAAATCCAACAAGTATTATCAAGAACAGTTCCAGATGGTGTATTCTTAGACATGGACGGTTTAGCTGAAGTTGACTTAGGTAATGGAACAAAGTATAATCCAGCTGAAGCGTTAAACATGTATTTCCAAACTGGTAGTATTGTAGGTAGATCTTTAACTCAAGAAGGTGATCCTAATAGAGGAAAAGTTCCAATACAAGAATTACAAACTGGAAGTGGCGGTGGAAAAATAGGTACTTTAATACAAACTTATCAGTATTATCTACAAATGATAAGAGATGTAACTGGACTTAATGAAGCTAGAGATGGTAGCACGCCTGATAAAAATTCTTTAGTAGGTTTACAAAAGTTAGCTGCTGCTAATAGTAATACAGCAACTAGACATATATTACAAGCACAGTTGTTTTTAACGTTAAGAACTTGTGAAAATATATCATTAAGAGTTGCTGATGCTTTACAATACCCACTAACTAGACAAGCTTTAGAAAATAGTATATCAGAATACAATGTAGGTACTTTAGATCAATTATCAAAAATAAACATACATGACTTTGGTATATTCTTACAATTAGAGCCAGACGAAGAAGAAAAAGAACAACTAGAACAAAATATTCAAATTGCTTTAAAAACTAATTCTATAACATTAGAAGATGCTATAGATGTTAGACAAGTTAAAAATCTAGCTTTAGCTAATCAAATGTTAAAGTATAGAAGAAAGAAAAAAGCACAAGCTGATCAAAAAGCTGCTCAAGCTAATATACAGGCTCAAGCTCAAGCTAATGCTCAAACTGCTGAAAAAGCTGCATTAGCTGAAATGCAAAAACAACAAGCATTAGCGGAGACACAGGTACAAATAGAACAAGCTAAATCTCAATTTAATATAAACAAAATTGAAAGAGAATCTCAAATGAGAAAAGAAGAGATGGAGTTAAAGTTTCAGTACGATATGCAATTAGCTCAACTTGATGTTGGTTTTAAAAGAGAAAAAGAAAAAATGATTGAAGATCGTAAAGATCAAAGAACAAGAATATCAGGCACTCAGCAAAGTGAAATGATTAGTCAGAGAAAAAACGATACACCTCCAACTAATTTTACTGAAACTGAAAATCCTGATGGAATAAACTTAAGTGCATTTAATATGCAGTAAGTATTTTTTAACTATTATATTATATTATGTCTAAAACAAAACAAGAACAAGAGGCGCTGTCTCTTAAAATTAAAAAACCTTCGTTAAAAAGGGATAATGATCAAGTATATAAACTTGATTTAAATAAAAAACCAGAAGAAAAAGAAGAAGAAAATGCCGTTCCAGAGCAAAGCGCAGGAAGTTTGGATGAGGATAAACAAGCCACAAATGTGGAAAAAGTGGAGGAAGGAACACCCGAGCCAAGTATTGAGCCGGTTGCCGAAGAAGAAAAAGAAGAAGTAAATCCTATAGAAGAAATTACTGCTGAACAAGTAAAAGAAGAGGTTGTACAAGAAACTGTACAAGAGCATAAAGAGGAAACGCCTACTAAAAAACTTCCAGAAAATATAGAAGCTTTAGTAAGTTTTATGGAAGAAACAGGTGGTACAATTGAAGATTATGCTAGATTAAATAGAGATTATTCAGAGTATAATGAAAATGCTATACTTAACGAATATTATAAAAGAACTAAACCACACTTAAATCAAGAAGAAATTAACTTCATAATGGAAGATAGTTTTAAAATTGAAGAAGATGTGGATGATGAGCGAGATATTAAAAAGAAAAAACTCGCTTACAAAGAAGAAATTGCTAAAGCCAGAAACTTTTTGGAAGAAACAAAGAGTAAATACTACAAAGAAATCAAGTTGAGATCTAGTGGTTTAACTCCTGAACAACAAAAAGCTATGGACTTTTTCAATAGACACAACAAAGAACAAGAAAAAGGAGCAAAGAATAGGGAAATATTTCTTACTAACTCTAATAAGTTATTCAGCGAGGAGTTCAAAGGTTTTGAATATTCAGTTGGAGAAAAAACTTTTAGATATAATATAAACAACCCTAGTGATATTGCTAAAAAACAATCAAGTTTAAATAGTTTGTTTCAGAAGTTCTTGAACAAAGACGGTGCGATTGGTGATGCTAAAGGTTATCACAAAGCTTTATATACAGCACAAAATCCTGATAAAATCGCAGCTCATTTTTATGAACAAGGTAAAGCAGATGCTATAAGAAATATAACAGCTCAGTCAAAGAATATTGGCGAAGATGTTAGACCTCAAGCAAACGGCGATGTGTTTATAAATGGGTTACGAGTAAAAGCGATTAGTGGTGTAGATAGTTCTAAGTTGAAATTTAAAATAAAAAAATAACAACTAAAAACATAAATTATGGCTTTTGCTAATAGCGGGTCTTTTCCCGCAAGTTTAGTTCCTGCTCAAACAAGGTTGGCTTTGCATTCAAATTATTTAACATTTGATGGTGCAACTGGTAGTTTTGCTCAGCAATACTTACCAGAGCTTTACGAAGCTGAGGTGGAACGTTATGGAAACAGAACCATTGGTGGTTTCCTAAGAATGGTAGGCGCTGAAATGCCTATGACATCGGATCAAGTAATATGGTCTGAACAAAATAGATTACACATTGCGTATAAGTCTTGTACTATTGCTGCTCCAGGTGGATTAGCTGATGCTGATGTTACTCTTACTATTGATTTAGCTGTAGCTCAGCCTGCTGTTGCTGCTGCTGATAGAAGAGGTGCTATCAGACAAGGACAGACAGTATTAATTTCTGATAACGCAACTGGACTAATTGTACAAAAAGGTTTAGTACAAGCAGTTTCTGGTGCTACTCTTAACGTATTAAATGTTAAGTTTTATGGTACTGCTGCTAACTCTCTACCTACTGCTGCTGGAGCTTGTAACGTATTTGTTTACGGTTCTGAGTTTGGTAAAGGTTCAATTGGTATGCAAGGTTCTATTCAGCCTGAATTTACTCAGTATGCTAACAGACCAATGATTCTTAAAGATAACTTTGAGATTAATGGTTCTGATACTGCTCAAATCGGTTGGGTTGAAGTTGCTACAGAAGATGGTCAATCAGGTTACCTATGGTATTTAAAGTCTGAGTCTGAAACAAGATTAAGATTTGAAGATATGTTAGAAATGGCTATGGTTGAAGCAGAAAACATGTATAACGATGGTTATACTGAAGCTGGTAATGCTGTACAATTCCAATATGGTGGTGCTGGTAACGCTGCGTTAAGCACTAACATTCAAGGTTCTGAAGGTTTATTTGCTGCTATCGAAGCAAGAGGTAATGTATACTCTGGTTTTGCTGGTGCTGCTGCTCCAGGTTCTGGTGCTTTAGCTGATTTTGATGAAATACTCAAAAACTTAGATAAGCAAGGTGCTATTGAAGAAAACATGTTATTCTTATCTAGAGCTACTGCTCTTGATTTTGACGATATGATTGCTGCTGTTAATGGAGCTTATGCTTCTACTCAGTCTGCTTCTTTCGGATTATTTGAGAATGACGGTGACATGGCATTAAACTTTGGATTTTCTGGATTCAGAAGAGGTTCTTATGACTTCTACAAAACTGACTGGAAATACTTAAATGATGCTTCATTAAGAGGTCTTGATAAAGAGATTGATGGTGTATTAATTCCTGCTGGAACTACTACAGTATATGATCAAATGTTAGGATCTAATATCAGACGTCCTTTCTTACATGTAAGATATAGAGCTTCTGAAACTGAAGATCGAAGAATGAAGTCTTGGATTACTGGCTCTGTCGGTGGTGCATATACTGATACTTTAGATGCGATGACTGTAAGTTTCTTATCTGAAAGATGTTTAGTAACACAAGCTGCTAATAACTTCGTGTTATTTAAAGGAGCATAATTATTAACATTTTAAAGAATAGAAATTATGGGATATGTAAAATTAAAAAAAGCAGCTGGTGATTTTGATATAATGCCAGATGCTAATGTTGCAACTGTAAAATTAGACACAAGTGGTGCTAAGCAAGGAAAAATAAGAGCAAACTATATTAGCGATTTAGCTAATGAGTATACTATTATTCCTGCTGGCTGGGATGTATCTGATGCAGCTACTCACTTTGTGCAAGCTGATGTCACAAAAATTAACGAAGCATTGTTAAATGCTAAAGTTATTGCTGGTAATCCTGTTCCTGAACTTTCAAAAGTTGTAGGAGAAGTTACTTACGCTGCTGACGCTTAATCAAAACAATAAAAGATCCCGCTTATGCGGGGTCTTTATTATTTATTATATTATATTATATTATGGAAACAAAAGTAAAAAAAGAAAAACAAGTAGACACTTGGGAATATAAAGATAGAAATTATTATCTTTTAAAAAATAAAATGCCTTTAACTCATACACTACCTAGCAAGCACTCTGCTAGATACCCTTTAGTTTGGTTTGATAAAGATAAAGGCTATGAAAGAGAAATGAGATACGCTAGTAATCATAAAAGCGTATTTGTAGATGAACAAGAAGGAAATGTAACTTTATCACATATAGTTTTTGAAAAAGGGCATTTACTTGTTCCAAAAGAAAAAAGAAATTTACAAGAGTTTTTAGCTAAGCACCCGCATAACGGTATTGTTTTTACAGAGTTTGATGCAGTTGTTGAAGCAGAATA